CTATTCGAATGCCGATACGTTCTCCCGCGATTACCTTTGTGTCGAGCTGATGTCCAAATACCCGCAATGGGATCTGGGCATCGATCGCGCTGGTGTCGCGCTTTCCAAGTTTCTGTCGGTTGAGGAGGATCTGCGGGCCCTCGATTTTGCTGCGAATCCTAGGATTGTGAATGGACCAAAGTCCACCACAATGCGTGCTGTCATTGCGACCGCACGTATTAAAATCCAAAAGATTTTAGGCGAATTTTCGTGGGACTCCGCGGAATCTCTCTTCACATGGGGGCCAGGAGCCTCGACATCTTTGCCGAGGCGCAAGGGCGACGCCGCCTACAAGTATGGGGCCTTAGAGCCCCAAGTGTCGTATAACGCATTGCCATTAGCGTCTGTGCTTGCGCAGATGTACCCACTGTGGAGTTTTAATCCCACGGTGGTTGGTGGCTCTCGCGTTGTCACTGTTCCGAAGAACGCTAAGACCGACCGTGTCATTGCTATCGAGCCCGATCTGAATATGTATTTTCAGAAGGGTATCGGTCGCATGATACGGCGTAGGTTGCAGCGGTGGGGGCTCCTTCTCAAGGATGCCCAGGAGCGAAATCAGCTCCTGGCCCTTGAGGGAAGCGCAAACGGTCGACTAGCAACTGTCGACCTTAGCAGTGCCTCTGACTCGATTCATCTTGAGTTAGTGAGGTTACTACTCCCAACGAGTTGGAGTTCGGCGATTGAGCTTTGCCGGACACCATTCTCTATTCTTCCTTCCGGGGAAAGACTATTACTCCGGAAGGTATCGAGTATGGGCAATGGCTTTACCTTTGAGTTAGAGACCTTGATGTTTTATGGTCTCGTGCTCGCAGTGATTGAGCTGTTGTCCCGTTTCGATACGGATCATCGGTGCTTAGTCTTTGGAGATGATATTATTGTCTCCGGGGACTTGGTCCCGCCGTTGGAGGAAATCCTAGGGTTCGTCGGTTTTAAGACGAACCTCAAGAAGACCTTCGCGGACGGGCCCTTTCGCGAGTCGTGCGGGAAGCACTACTTTCGAGGTGCCGATGTAACACCGTTCTTCGTCAGATCTCCAATAGATTCAGTACAACGAACCTATTGGGCCGCTAACCAGGTTAGGCGATACTCTCGTATGGCCTGGGGCCTAGATTCACGCTGGAAACCCGTTTATGACGGGGTAGTTAGCCACCTTCCGCCCTTTTGGAAATCCGTGAGGATTCCAGAAGGATACGGTGATGGTGGGCTAATTTCCGATTGGGATGAAGCAAGTCCCAGTCGTGCACGGCGTGGCCTTCAAGGTTGGTCATATCGATACATCGCCCCTCGTAAGAGGAGCTTTGAACTCGATAGTGTGGGGACCCTGTTAAAGAGTCTCCACACCCTTGAAGGAACTGACGATGAGCTCGTACCAGATTGGTGGTTCGGTAGCGAACGTGAAACATTCGACTACCGTTCGGATATCGGGGAGGATCTATACTCCTCCGATATAAACCGGCCTTCGGGCTGGGATTTCCGAAATAAAGACCGTTCCGGTCTGGCACATCAGTGGCCTAGCTACGGGCCGTGGGTGTAAACCCATGGTCTTTGCTAGTTTCCCCGTATAGTTCGGGGATGGGGCCCACCTGGATAGGTGGTGCTGAGGGACAATAGTCCCATGTGAAGAGAG